GGTCGCCGTGGCCGCCGTCACCGTGGTGTTGAGAAGCCAGTTCAGACCGCCTTCGGCACCGACGTAGAAGCCCGGAGTCGGCGTCTGCGCCTGGGCAATTGCCGGCAGCGCTACAAACGCGGCGGCGGCGATAAGAGCCTTCTTCATGTCTCGATCTCCCTTGATTTCACAAACCCAGGGCCCACGCGGCGCGGGCCGAACTCGCAATGACGACACAATGTAACCGAGCGGCCCGGCCGGGCGCCACCCTGTACAATGGCCGCTAAGCCATTGTTACAGAAGGTGTGGCAAGCCGGTCACAGTGGCCGAGCGCAAAATACCTGCTTTGTTCCCGGTTGAGCGGTACAGCACTACTTCAGCACGCCCCTTTTAACGGCAATTCCCAGCAGGTCGGTCGTCCCACCCAGCAGCGACTTGGCAATTCCCAGGCCTGGGTCGTAGCTTTTAAGCGGCATAACCGCGGAATTAGCGTAAAAATCAGCCTGCGAGGACTGATTGGCCGCCTGGATCCTATGATTCCAAGCCTCCCGCGCCGCCTGGTAGCGCGTCGCCAGCGCATCCTCCTCGCCGATGGCGGCAGTGTCGCCCAGCAGATCGAGCGGCGTGCCCAGAAGATCGCTGCCCTGGGCCGCGAAGCGCGCCTGCTGGGTGCCGAGCAGCAGCGAGGTCTTGCGCCGCTGCCGCTCCTCCTCGACCGCGCCCCGCCGCTCGGCGTCCCGGGCGTTGTATTCGGAGACCGCAGCGGCGTTGCGCGCCTGCGCGGTCTGATAGGCCGTCTGGTACGCCGCCTGCCAGGCGCGGCTGGCCTGCTGCGCCGCCGCCTCCTGGGCCTGCTGCGCCTGTTGCGCGACGCCCAGCGCGGTCTGCGCCACGGACGCGCCCAGCATCAGGGTGGTCGTGATCGGTTCACACATCTTGTCCTCCTTGAATTTGATGACTCGGTCGGCCGGATCGGCCCACAATCGAGAGTTGATTGCCTACGCTCAGAGAGGTCGTTCCCTGAGCGAATTGAAACAGGCGCGCGACAAATATGGCGCACAGACTCTACAAGGTGCGATGTCGCGGCCCTCATCTCCAACATCCAATATGTAACCTGGGGTTGTTTCAATTCTCCTAGATGAGATGATAGAAGAACTCCAAATTGTCCCACGGATTTAACAGTATGAAAGCATTGCCGTTGCTAACGAGAGGAACCAACGGCGTAGCCGTACTGCTCTGTGCCGGCCTTGCTTTCTTCGTCATCTACTGTGTCTGCTTCTGCGTTTACGCGGCCATTACCGTGGCCATCGACTCGATTGGGTCCAACGCTAGCGTTGGTCAACGCATTGCCGACATGATCCGTGCTCCCTTTGGTTTGCTGCTGGGTCCTCTCAGCTCAGTCGAAGGGGACCCTCCTCCAAGTCCGCATCCCCAGATATTGGCAATCGCGTTGACCGTTACTGTCGGGTTGACCGTGATCGCCTATCTGACGAGTCGCCGTGGGAAGCGGAAAGGCTAGCGATCGGCTGTGGCGGGACCGAAAGCGCCGCTTTGTCCGATCTCATATCCGACCTCTATGAATTCCTTAGTTTGAGTATTAAGGCCATAGGGCTGCGTTGGATCAGCATTACTTGAATGTTTGGCCGCGTATTCTCCCGCTATCGTTAGAACGTCGTGAAGTGACATTCCCGCCTGTTGGGCAAAGAGGCCGACATTTACGTTTGACACGTTTCGAAATTGCCTGAGTTGAGTGAAGCCAGATGCGTCTTCATTGCTTTTCTCACGTTGGTAGTCGAACGCGCCTCCCTGACCGAGAAATCTGCGCATCGTAAGACCCAGGTAAGCAAGTGCGGCACCCCCGCCGCCGCCGGGTTTAGTCAGCAACGAACGATAGATGGTACCGGCCTGCCGACCCTTAGCCGCGACCGGCTCCAAGTTATCTATTGGCGCCATCAAGTAACCCGTTGGAGAATACCGATCGGGAATGCGTGATCCGTCGGGCAGAATGACAGGCTGCCCTGGGCCGTCTTTTCGGTGAGTACCAGGCGGCAATTCGACAGTCGGCGCGACACCGCGCTTAGCAGCCGGCTCCGGCACCAAGTTCTCTTGTTGCGCAGTCTGAGTATCTCCTTCTGATAGAACTGGCTCGTCATTTACAATGCGGGCCGTTCTCAGCTCGTCGTCAAAGCCTCGGGTCGTAGGCGGAAGGGCGCGCCGAACAATTTCGCCCGCAATGTGCTCGATGTCCTCTAACGTTGCTGGGCGCCCTTGAATGGCCTCAAAGGCGCCAAGGGTCTTGCCGAGCACTGTTCGTCCCGCTCGTGCCTCCGGTCCGCCGGGATCGAAGTTCGCCTTCTCGAACCCTTCGTCGAGGGCGGAACGGCCGAGGTCGTAGCGCTGGAAGGCGACATCGGGTCTGCCGTCGGCCAAACCTTTCTGAAAGCCGACAAAACGTTGGTAATCTTGATCGTCCAGAGACAGACGATGCTGACTAAGATCGAGGCCGGCGAACACCTTCGGCTCGTAAATGGCTTGCCGATCCAGCAGTTCATAGAGGTCGTGGTCGGTGACCACGCGCCCACCATTGATTGCCGCCTGGTCCAGCCGCTCGGTCTGCTCCGGGCTCAGCCTGTCGCGCAGTTCGGCCGGCATCGCCAGCAGCCGCGTGGCCGGATTCTTGCCGAGCCAGTCCACCGCGGCTATGGCTGCACGGCCACGAGCGGCCTGCCATGCTTGGTCGGCATAAGCGTGTTCGACCTGGACCATCCTGTTCACCTGGCCGCGCACCTCGGGCGAAGCATCCGGCGGTGTCAGCTCGGCGGCACGAGCCTGATAGTCGTCGAGATCGGGCTGTCGCGTCGGATCGTCCGGTACAGCCAGGCTGCCCATCACATCGGAAACGCCACGCTCCTCGCGTGCCCGTTCCATCTTGCGTTCGACGATCTGTTGCCGTTCCGGCTGGATCACGTTGCGTGCGTGCTCGTAGAGTTCTGCCGCACGGTCCGAATCCTGGCCGATGGCCCGTTCGACCGCGCCGGCATAGAGATCGCTCAGCCCTCGCCGAACCGTCGTGTCGGTCTGGGCCTCGTCCCAGCCCCTTCGCTCGCCCTGATAGCGCAGCTCGCCCACCGCCGTGCGGCCCAGCGCGCGCAGATGCGCTGGATCATGCCAGGCCAGCGCCGCCTCCTGCTGCAGGTTGGCGATACGCTCCGCCACGATGCGGTCGTCGAGCACCGACGTCGCCTGCTGCGCGATCCGGCCGAGGTCGCCCGTGGCACGGTCGAGGCGGCTATCGATCAGCGGTTCGAGGATGGTCCTCTGGCGCGGGCCAATCGCCTGCGCGAGATAGCGGTCTTTCAGTTCGCCCAACATCGGCATCGCCTCGGCAACGCCGCCCAGCGCCTCCTCCGGGTCCCTGCCGGCAAGGCCCGCCTCCGGATCGTGCAGGAGGGCGCGGATCTCGCCCGCGAACCCGGTATCGAGCTGGCGCGCAAACATCTCGTCGGCCTGGATGCCGATCGGATCGTTGTCGATCGGCCCCGGTCCTTCCACCAGTGCTGCTTCGGGCAGTCCCTCTATCTTGATGCTTGCCATTTCGATCTCCGCTTAGCGGCCCACCAGGGCCTGAAGGGCGTTCTTGCCGCCGCCCACATCGACGCGGCCGAGCTTCTCGGCGCCGGCGGCCATCGCCTGGCCGGCCTGCAATGCCATCTGCTGCTGTTGCACCTGCACTCGCTGCTGGCGCACCGCCGCCGCCTTGTCGGTCGACACGATCAGCCGGCTGGGCACGCCCAACAGGTCGCCGTAGGCGTCGACTGTCTCGTCGATGTCGAGCTTATCCAAGACGTCGGCCTTCATCGCCGCGGCGCGTCCCGCGAAGCTCACGAACCGTTCGATGCCGCCGGTCGCTACCGAACGCTGGGCTTGGGCCAGCGAGGATACGTACTCGACTTCCATCGAGTGGCCCTTCAGCGCCGGCGGCGGTGCCGGAACCGCGCCCGCCCGTGCCATGAGACCGAACACCCGCTTGATCAGCGGATCCAGCAGCTCGTCGTGCAGCCGCTCCAGCACCGGCCCCAGCATCACCATCTTCTCCTCGCGCCGCTCCACGATCTCGGTCGCGGAGCGCACGTCGTCGAGCTGGCTCATCATCAGGAACAGGTCGGCATAAAAGGCGGCCTGGACGCTGCGCTGCCGGTCGGCGATCACCGAAGCCAGGTGATTGAGCGGCGGGTTGATCTGGTAGGCGGGGCGGAACCCCGCGCCGCTCGGGTCGGCGACGTAAGTCACCGCGCCCGACACCGTCGATGCGATGTCGTTGCGCATGCTGGGCGGCGCCACCATCGGCGGGTTCACCATCTTCTCCAGCGCCTGGCCGAAGCGCTTCTGCAGCACCTGCAGGCCCTTCACGTCGGGCAACGCGTCCATGCCGGGCGAGCGGCCCCACACGTCGTTGCCCACCAGGTGCCAGCGCGGACACATCGCGGGAAAGGTCTCGAAGCCGGAGACCGCCAGCAGGCCCTCATCGACGCCCGACTTCTCGTAGTAGACCGAACGAAACGCCATGTTGCGGTTGTCGGCACGCTCCAGGTCGCGGCCCTCGTTGGGCTCGACCGCATGCACCACCGTGACCTCGCGGTCCCAGGTGCCGGCGTCGTACTGCTCGCGCACCAGCGGCGAGACCGCGTCGCGGCCGAAGCGTTCGACAAGCTGGAACACGGTGAGGGGAAACTCGCGGTAGAGCGTGTTCACCACCAGCCGGTCCGACGAGGCGAGCCAGTATTCGCCCACCGTCAACGGCCAGGCGCGCACGATCTCCTCGTCGTCCTCCAGGACCAGGAGCGCCGCCGAGCCGAACACACCCAGCTCCTCGTAGACTGTGGCCAGGGCGTTGTAGAGGTTGGAGCGGGCGAACACGCGCAGCATCGCCTCCTGCACCCGGTCGAGCCACGCGCGCACGCCTTCGGCCTGCGCCAGTGCCGGATCGCCGACGGTGAGTCGGAACCACGGCCGCGCCGGCGAGGTGACGCCCGATATCAGGCCGGAGGCCAGGGTGCGGGCGGCCAGAGTGCCAGTCGAGTCGAGGATCCGGCCATTCACCTTGCGGCCACGGTCGCTTTGGCCGGAGACACTGAGGAACTGGCCGCGCCGCGGCAGGATGTGGTCGGAGAGTTCGCGCCAGTGCTGGAACCAGCTCTGGCGCTCGCGGTCGAGCGCGCCCATCCGGCGCTCGCAGTGGCGACGCAGGTCGCCGTCGGAAAGAGTCATGGTGCCCGCTCCTCTCATTGGCCCAGCAGGGTCTTGAACCCGGTGCTGTTGGGCGCGGGCGCACCGGCGAGCCCGAGCCCGGAGGTGGCGATGGTGCTGCGATAGCCCTGCAGGCCGGCGGCCCGCCGGCGCGCATCCTCCCGCGCGGCCTTCACCGCCGGATCGGCGGCCTGGGGCGGTTCGGGCGGCGGCGGGGGTGCTGCCGGCATCGGCGGCATGGGCGGCATCGCCGGCATCGCGGGGGCGCCAGAAAACATACACATGGGTTTCACTCCTGTTGGTCAGATATCGTGGAACATGTCGTAGTCGTGATCCTCGTCGAGAATGCGAGGCTTGCGATCGGCCTCGCGCCGTTGCCAGACCGGATGGACCGGCTGGGCGAAGGTGAGCGCCAGCGCGTCGCCGAGGTCGGGAGAGGCGAGGCCGCGCTTCTTCATATCGTCCTTGCGCTCGAGCTGGATGGCGTTGCGCGCGTCGTAGCCGTACTCGACGCCGGTGAGGTCCTGCGCCAGCGCCGTATCGTCGGGAATGGCGCCGGCCTTCAGCCATTCCTTCATCCGCCCCCAGATCTCGGCGCGCTTGTTGGCAAACAGCGGTCCAGTGCCTTCCGGCGCCCAGCCATCGGGCCTGCCGGCGAAGTTGACACCGATCACGTGCGGCACGCCGAGTTGGCGCAAGCGGTCGACGACGCCGCCGCCCACACCGCCCTCGTCGACGAACACGGCGTCGGCGCGATAGTGGGCCGCGACCTCGACCACGCGGCCCGAGAGCGTCATGGTATCGACGCCGCGCAGCACCAGCGGCGGGCGGCTGCGCGCATCGGAGCCCTTGCGGGCATAGATCACGGAGCGGTCGTCGCCGAAGCGGGCGACATCGACGCCGATCACCGTGGGATCATTGGGCTGAGGCATCGTCTCGCGGCGCATCGCCTCCTCGACGCTCTCGGAATCGATGAACTGCATGGAGCCGGCACGCGGAAAGACGCCACGCACGCGCACGCGGACGAAGTCGCTGTCCTCCCCATAGTCATCGACCCAGCGCTGGAGCTGGGCCTTGTTGGTGATGTTGACGCTGCGCGAGTCGACCTGGCGGCCTCGCCAGCGATGGGCGAAGCGCGCAAAGCATTCGCGGAAGCGGCCTGAATTGCGTGTCGGATTGCCGAACACCAGCCACAACAGCTCGGTCTCCTTGTCGGTGAGCGCGCCCTCGGTCGTGTCCCAGATCACATCGGGGATCGCCGAAGCCTCGTCGAACACCACGATGGTGCGCTTGCCGTGGTTATGCAGGCCGGCGAAGGCCTCGGCATTGGTGCCCGACCAGGGCACGAGATCGAGCCGCCAGGTCTGGCCGTGTCCCACCACGCGCGAGCTGAGCGCCATCGCGGTGAAGTCGAACCACGCTCGGTATTCCCAATCGCGAAGCCACTTGGCCAGTTCGGCCCAGGTCTTGGTCCGAAGCTGTGTTTCCGTATTGGCCGTCACCACACCGCGCGCGTCCTTGTGCGTGGCCATGGCCCACAGCAGGATCCAGGCGACCAGCGCCGACTTGCCGACACCGTGGCCCGAGGCGACGGCGATCCGGATGGCCTCGTCCGGCGTGGCCAGTCCCACGCCGATGTCCTGCAGCACCTCGCGCTGCCAGGCGTCGGGCTCGGCCTTGAGCGTCTGGGTCACGAAGCCCAGGGGATCGTGCGCCCAGCGGGCGGTTGCCTCGAGCAAGGGCGCAGCATCGACCTTCGCGTCTCGCCGCATCTACCCCTCCTTTGAAAAATCGATTTCGGGAACCGTTCCCTGACCTGGGCGTTACCTGCCCAGAACCGGCAGGGCCTCATCCTCCCCGCGGCCTGTCCAAGTTCACACACGTGTCGAGTTAGCCCCCCAGCGCTCGATGCGTGCGAGGCCCGTCTGGAGGTCAATCCCTTCGGGCGGGCCTCGTCGTGTCCGCCTGTTTCGTCCCAGCCCGGTGCCC